TGTGTGGCAGACTTGGGATGAGGGCAACCGCCCTAAGATGGTTATCTGCAAGAAACAGCAGTTACCGCAAACAAGAGAATGGCGCAACGCATGGCGCATATCTGATGAACTAGCCGCATAGGAGAAACCGATGGCTGTAACAACATATATCGTGGATAAGGACGGTAATCAGATTGATGCCTCAACTGCTACCGTTCCAGCAAACAGAGACTTTCGTGGTGCTTGGTCACTGTCAGGCTCAGTGATTTCTGAGGACATGGACAAGGCAAAGGAAATCTTTAAGGATAAAATCCGTGAAGTACGCAAGCCCCTGTTGGAAGCAAAGGACGTTGAACTGATGAAAGCTCTGGAAGCTGGCGCAGATACAACTGCCATTGCCGCCGCAAAGGATGCTCTGCGTGATGCCCCTGCCGCATCTGCTATTGATGCCGCTACTGACATTGCCAGCTTGAAAGCCGCTTGGGATACAAGTGTTCTTGGTGATAGCCCTTACGCATAAGGAGTTTTGAATGTCCAGAGCAAGAGACTTAGCAAACCTTGTTGATGCCAATGGCGATGTAAAAGCATCTGCCTTGGATAATGCAGAGGCATTTCCTGTTGGCACGTTAATGGTGTTTCAGCAAACATCAGCCCCTACTGGCTGGACAAAACAAACTACACACAATGATAAAGCATTTCGTTGTGTTAGCGGTTCTTGTTCTTCTGGTGGCACTACAGCTTTTTCTACAGCAATGGCAACACCGTCTGTGTCTGGTAGTGTTGGAATTAACGGTACTCCTGATTCTGGTAACTTGGCTGTTTCAGTGTCTGGAAATATTTCAAACACAACATTATCTAACAACCAAATTTCTTCTCATTCACACACAGAAAGAAGAATATATGGCTCAGATGGTAATTATAGTGGGTACTATGGCGCACAATATGCTAATGATGGACAAAATCTACAAAACGCCGTTAATTCAGGTATGGGTAGTGCTGGTGGCGGCGGTGGAGGTGGTTCACACAATCACGCACATACCCTTTCTGGAACAATGACTGGTGCGCCTGGACTCGGCAATCTAACAGGTACATTATCTTCATCAACAGCATCTATTAATGTTCAATATGTAGATGTAATTATTGCGGCAAAAGATTAATGAACACACCAACCTTTATTGAAAGCTATCAAACAGAACAATACGATTTTTGCGATAGGGTTATTGCAAGATTAAATGAATATATTTCTGGGCAAGATGACCCAAATGTTGCGATGCACTTTATGAATGGCTCGACTACAAATCGTGGAGAAGCTAACAGAAGAGATTATTCATTTAACTTTACCGCAATGAAAGACCCTCTTGTTGCTGAAATGCACGAGATATTAAGGCAATACATTCCAAAATATGCAAATACCTATAATGGTTTTGGTATGCAAGGCTGTATGTCAGAAGCAATGAAGGTTCAAAAAACACCACCAAAAGGCGGATTTCATACTTGGCATTGTGAGCATGGTAGGCGTGAGTCATCAAGCTGGCGTAATCTTACATGGACACTTTACTTAAATGACATTCCAGATGGGGAAGGTGAAACAGAATTTATTGAGTATGGTATAAAGCTACAACCTAGAAAAGGTCTCTTGTGTTTTTTCCCTTCCGCTTGGACACATACACACAGGGGAAACCCTGTTTATAGTTGTGATAAATACATAGCTACTGGTTGGTATTATTTAGTATAAGGAGTTTGTCATGGCAAGATGGGTAATTATAAATGGTGGGTCTGGTGATGCAGACCAAATTGGTAAAGATGGTAATTTTTTTGACCAATTGGATTTGTCATGGTTGCCACCAGATGTTTGTGCTGTTCAATCGCCAGATGGTGTAACTTGCGAAATTGAAAAAGGCGACCCAGCCACAGGCTATCGTACACAAAATGAAATTAACGTTGCGACAAGCACACTGTCATGGTGGCCTAATGTTGAGACTACATGGCAAGCGGCATACGATGCAAGTCCGAAAGATTCTCCACCACCAGAAGAGCCAGCATAATGAAGCTAGAGGTTAAGGACAACTGCCCGTTAAATAACTTTGAGCCTTGCAAGAAGTTAGATTGTGCGTGGTTTATTCAGATAAGAGGGCAAGACCCTCAGACTGGTGAATCTGTAGATGACTGGGGTTGTTCTATGGCGTGGATGCCAAAGCTGTTAATTGAAAATGCTATGCACACTAGACATACTGGTGCGGCTGTTGAAAGTTTTAGAAACGAAATGGTTAAAGACAATCAAGCATTGTTAAAAGCATACCAGACATCAGATTTAAAGGTGATAAAATGAACCAGAGCAACATTCCTTTAGTAGCTGGTGGTTTAACTGCTCCGTGGTGGGTAAATGCAATGAACGATTGGCTTTCATTAATAGCTGTCATTCTTACCATAGCGTTGCTTCTCCGTAATCTTTGGAAGTCACGGAAGGACTAGGCAATGATTGACCCAGGCACGATAGCCTTGGCTGCTAGTGCCTTTGCCGCGGTCAAGAAAGGCATAGCCTTTGCCAAAGACATCGAGTCCATGCACCAAGACATCTCCCGGTGGATGTCTGCTTGCCATGAAATCGAATCCAAACATAACAAAGTTAAGCGTAGAAAAGGCCAGTCTGTCGCAGAGGAAGCGATGGAAACTTGGGCTGCTGTGCGCAAAATACGTCAGCAGCGCGAGGAGCTTCGGCTCTATATGCTGTCTATAAACCCCCAAGCATGGAATGATTTTGTAAGAATAGAGGGGCAGATACGAAAGCAGCGCCAGCAAGAGGAGGCTGAAAGGCGCAGAAAGATTAAGCGTAACCTAGAGATAGCTGTGGTGGTTCTGGCCATTGTGCTAGTTGGGTTTGCTTTTGGCCTGATGGTTTGGTGGGTGTTGTATCTAAGGAGTTTGTAATGGCTACAGTATTAGACGAATGGAAAGTGATGCCAAGACTGGCATTTCTTGCTATGATTATCATGGCTTACAGGGTAACGGACTGGTATATGTATGACTTAGACATTGCCAGCCGGACTATTGAAGCCAGTGGTTTTGTTTCCGTTGTGGTCGGGGCTTTGACAGGTAGCTTTGCGATATGGCTAGGGAAAGAGAAGTAAGACTGGTCACATATACCGATAACCAGCTCCGGGGTGAGAAGGTTTATTTTCTGGTGGATGAAAACGGCGTGATGCTGACAGAGCCAGTAAAGAAAGAGGGCAAACATGATACAGCTATTGGGCGTAGTGGGTAATCTTGCCCAGACTTTTCTTGAAGGCAAGGTAGAGAAAGAAAAAGCCAAGTCAGAGATAATGAAGACTGCCGCGCAGCATGATAGCAAGTGGGAGTTAATCATGGCTGAGTCTACGCGCAACTCATGGAAAGACGAGATAATTACCATCGTTGTTTTACTGCCGTGCGTACTTAGCTTTGTGCCGGGCATGGAAGATATAGTACAGGCTGGCTTCAACCGCTTGAGCGAGCTGCCTGATTGGTATCAGAACATCTTATATGTTACTATACTAGCAGGGTTAGGTCTCAAAGGACTGGATAAGTTTAGGAGAAAGTAATGCCAGCAAAACGTGGTTTATATGCAAACATCCATGCCAAGCGTAAGCGTATCAAGGCTGGCAGTGGTGAGAAAATGCGGAAGCCAGGCAGTAAGGGTGCGCCTACTGCAAAGGCTTTCAAGCAATCAGCTAAGACAGCTAAAAAGAAATGAGGATATGATGGCTACAATATTATCATCAGCAGAGGGAGCTAAAAGGACTGCATCAAAGTCAAAGGCAGCAAAAAAAGTTTCTGGCAACAATTACAGCAGAGCCGAGGATATTTTGGATAGATATGCAAAAGGCAAGCTGAACTCAAGAGAGGTTCAGAAAGAACTAAAAAAGTTTGGGTTTGGTGCAAACTTACGCGGCAAAAGCAATGTCATCCCAGTATTCCCCTTAGATGGGGGCGATGGTTTTGATGTGGAACTGTAATGAACATAGACCAGCTTAGACAGGAGCTTGCGGCAGACGAAGGCTGTAAGTACGAGATATATTTAGACCATCTCGGTCTGGAGACGTTCGGCATTGGCCACCTCGTAACAGAAGATGACCCGGAATATGGCCAGCCTGTCGGCACACCCGTTACAGAAGAACGAGTGCAGCAAGTGTTTCGCAGGGACATAGCCGTTACTACAGAGGATTGCCATAGGCTGTACCCGGACTTTAACAAGCTGCCAGAGGAAGCCCAGCTCGTTATTGCAAACATGATGTTCAACCTCGGCTACCCTCGCCTGTCAAAATTTAAAGGCATGAAAGCAGGGGTAGATGCCCGGGACTGGGATAAAGCAGCAGAGGAAATGATAGACTCGAAGTGGTTTGACCAAGTGCCAAACCGGGCGAAGCGTTTGGTGGCTAGAATACGGAGCTTGAAAGATGCCTAAGAAAAAAGACCCCCGGTTGGCTAGAGCTGGTGTATCCGGCTACAACAAGCCAAAGCGCACCCCAAACCATCCAAAGAAGTCTCATGTCGTTGTGGCCAAAGTAGGCGACAGGGTTAAGACTATCCGCTTTGGGCAGCAGGGCGTATCTGGTGCTGGGAAAAGTCCAAAGACTGCTGCACAGAAGGCACGGCGTAAATCATTTAAAGCCCGTCACGCAAAGAACATAGCTAAAGGCAAGATGTCTGCGGCTTATTGGGCTAATAAAGTTAAGTGGTAGTGAGAACGGGGCGGCAAACACATCTCCGTAACGTGTGAGGACTTTATCCAATAACTTTCACACTGTACAAAAACCGCCCCGTCCTCTACCGCTAGAGCTGTCCAGCGGTATCCTTGTTTACCTTCCAAATGCGCCAGCCAGTACCGTCCGGCATCTTAGCGCTTCTGTGAGGTATGTTTCTAAAATACATACAGCCTCTTACACTGTCATAATCTTTCTGTGTGTGGACAAGAAAGCTATCACCATCCTCTAGGTGGTCTAGTATTGGATTCCATCTCCCCCTCTGCACCCTTACGGGCTTGTCCTTCTCTATTAGCTTTTTTTGACAATTCGAACAGTACATTAAAACAACTCTCCTCTGTGCCGTAACACAATACATCTCCTCTACCATTGCAGCTCCATGTGTTGTCTAGGGCTGGATGCTCCTTGCCACACTGGACGCAAGTAACTGTGTGTTGCGACTGTTGTGCTTTGGTTTTCTTTTTCCTACCTTTATCGTACCAAGCCATACTTATCCTTGCGAATATTGTCCAGGCTTTTATTGATAAGGTCTTGCGCCAGCTCAAGCATACGTTTCTCTGTCATGTTGAGAAAGTATGGTTTGCCGTCTATGGTGATAAGCAGCCCATCATCGTAGGCTGCTATCAAGATTTGTGGCTGGACTTCCATTAGAATGGAATGTCATCGTCAAGGCTGAGTGCGTTACGCTTAACGGCTGCCGTTTCAGCTACCTTGCGTAGGCCGCCTTGCTGTACGTTATCATGCAGATTGTCGGCTGCCTGATGCTGTACTGGCTCAGTGATAGAAATACCCAGCGAGCCATCGTCATTTTCAAAGACAGATACCCGGTACTTCTTGTCACCTCTAAGAGTTACATCCGCCGGCGAGCCATCTTTGTACGGGCTAAACTTGCTGTTACCCCACTTGGCTGCACCCTCGTCATTTGGAAACACCTTTATTGATGTTACCTTTTCTAGTCTTGTCGCCATTATGCTACTCCTTCTAATTCACTTAGGCGTTTCTGAAAGAGAAGAACAAACTTGTCCCCTCGCTCCTTATTCCTTGCGGAAATCTTTTTTATTCTTTGCTTGTTATCCACAAACAACTTCTCGACTTTAGCCGGAATGTCTTTCATGTCGAGCTGGGACTTCAAGTCGTTGTATAACGCCCAGTCTCTTTCATCTTCGCTTGTGGGATTTTCCTTTGCCTTTTCAGGTTCAGGGGTAGGTGTGGGTTCAGGCGGAGTCGCGTGGTGCAATGGAGGAGGATTACCAGCGCCAGCCGCCTGACTCTGTTGGATATCTGTATGTCTTTCAACAGTATCCATTTCATTTGCTGATGCGTATTCACCACCAGCTAAACCAATCGAGGCAAGGGCACGACCTATGGCACTGCTCTCGCAATTCTCTAAAGCAGATGTAGTATTGACATGGCCTTGCCCCCGGATTTCCTCTGCCATCCCAGAGCCTATGACTATGCCATCTGCATTAGTGATTATAGCCTTTATAACGACCCTCTGTCCATCATCTACAAGTATCTTGGTATCTACCCCCATAGACAGGCCAAAGACCTTCCTGAACGCTTCCATGCGGTGAACAACTTGGGTATACATTTTACCCCCTCGTTGCTTCACGCCATGCGTTTTGTTCAGCTCCGCGCATAGAGCCATTGCGTCTAGGATATTAGTCATCATTTATCTCCTCAAACTTTACGTTTCGGCTTTCAAAGTAGGCTGTCATCATGTTCATCACACAAAGCAGCGTTTCCTTGAGGTCTTCTATGTCTTTCTCCAGCTTGTTTAATCGCTCAAGGTTTAGGTCTATAAGCTGGGCGTGTTCTTGTTCTATCTCAGTCATGCTGTCCTCCAGAAATAGGCAAGCCATTATAAATTCGGTACTGCATCGGGTTCATCTCTGTGACTTGCTCAATAATCGGGAAAGGCTTTCTTTCCTTCTTTGCCCCTAAAACGTATGTCGGTGCGTACATTTTTAAAAGCTCGACTTCCAAATCCATACGCTTGCCGAGTGGGTCTGGTGAAGATAATTCTTCCGCGACCTTCTTCGGCACTGCAATGGGCTGGAAATGTACTAGGTGTGTATTCATGCTGTCCTCCAAGCATCTTTTGCTATTTTCAGTATTTCACCGCCATGTCTTTGTCCTATTTGCCCGAAGTCTGGCGGCACTAGCGCGAACAATTCACGCCAATTTCCATTGGCTACTTGCATTAGTTTCTGTACTGCAAGCCACCTTCTTACCACATTTTCATAGGCTTCTTCTAGCCTATCTGGTTGTAATGCTTCACAATTTTCGGCAGTAACGATGTTGTAACCAGCACTGGTAACGAACAGCAAGCCTGGAGTTAGGCCAGTAGATTTATGGTAAACCGCTTGCTGCATGACTTGCTGGGGAGTAGGTTCTGTCTTTGGTTTTGGCACTCGCCACGTTCTGCTCCCATCCTTCTTTGGTGGGTTGCGGAGAGGGAGGCTGCACTTGAGGTCAATCTGTCTAGTTTCGCTCGCATAGTCGAGAAATAACGTGACTGGTACATCAATGCGTGGGTCTTTGTAATAGCGCTGATACTCACCTTCCAACTCCTCATCGCCAAAAAACTCGTTTAGCCCATCAACGGCGTGACGGGACATATCTGCTATATGGTTTTTAAACTCGGTAAATGCTTCCGCATCTGCACCACCATCCCAAGTCAATGGCTGGTATGTCATAAACTCAGCCATGCCATGCCGCAGGGCTTCTGAAAAGTCCCAGCGTTCTTGCTGTCCTCTGATGGGGCTGTACTCATGCAAGCCCATGCAAAGGTCAGCCACTATCTGCACGATTTGCCCAGCTCTGGGGCGGGCAGACATCGGGAAGTTCATCTTATATTCTTTGCGTAACAACAGCTTGAGTATGTGTTCGTCAAGTGATTGCGTACCACCAGAGGCAGAAACGTGATATCTGCCAAAGGCTTTGCTGTACTCAGGTACTTCATATTCCATATTGTCCTCCTCTGCCGGGGCGGAAAAGCGTAAAGGAAAAAACCGCCCCGACAATTCCCATTCTAATAAGGTTTACCAATCTGTCAATACCTGATATAAATAATGTATGTTTTTATCTGATTACTTGATACAAGAGAATATGTCTCAGGGTGAGTTTGCGAGGCAGTGTAAGCTATCGGCGGCCGCTGTTTCTCGTATTATAAATGGGCAAAGATTTCCTAGCCCTGAGACTATGTACACAATTCTTATCGCCACTGGCGGAAAGGTAGGGGCAGATGACTTTTTCAGAGAGAGAGTTGCTAGACGGGGTGGCAATAATAACGTGTCCTGATTGCGATGGCGATGGTCAGGTGGAGTATGAGGTTGGCGAGCCTGATTGGGGTGCGCCAAGAGGCGGAGAGTTGGTAGGCAGGGTTATGACTTGCGAGCTATGCGAGGGGTCTGGTGAGCTGGAGGTGCAGATTGAAGAAGACGAAATGCAAATCATTGTCCAGCTCGAAAACACCGGGTCAATCCATTAAAGTTGTGAAGTATTCACATCTTTGTGAACCCGTGCCTCAGGGTTGGAAAGCATATCCTATGCAGGGATGGCACGGTAAAATGGGCAGGGTAATTTTAGTAAAGGAAAAGTAGATGGGCGGAGCAAAAGACTGGGAAGCGCAAGTGCGAGACCATAAGAGACAGTGGGCAAGATGGAATGAAATTTGTCCTCCAGGGTTTGAAGACGCAGTTATCAAGGAGCATATTACTGGCAAGCAGCCAGAGCGTCCTGAGTATGACATCAAGTCTGGCGGAAGTTCATTAGATGACTAATGGCAGAAACAAGGGGGCTGCCTTCGAGCGTGAAGTCGCGGCTCTGATAGACCAGCATCTAGGCGTAAGGGTCAAGCGTGACCTTGAACAGTACCGGGAAAGCCAGCATGGCGATTTGCTTGGGCTGGATGGCTGGGTAATTGAGTGCAAAAGATACGCTATGGCCAATGGTGGTCACTATCATCGTGACTGGTGGCAACAGGTAACAGATGCCGCTATTTCTCTGCAACAAGAACCCGTTTTGATATACAAGTATGACCGGGCTGGTATTCACTGTGTTGTCAGGCTCGGGCTGGTCAACCCCGAATATGCAAGCACAGACTATACTTGCACGGTGTCTTTCTCTGCATGGTGTATGCTGGTCAGAGAGAAGATGTGCGAGGGTATTGACGCGGATTTAAATCCATGATAATTCACGGGAGTGAAAACGCAGTGCTTAGCTGTAGTGCTAAGCAGAGTAGCTTAGAACATCCCAAAGCATAATTTCTTTTATATATAAAAAAAAGAGCTTAGCTTTTCCAGCTAAGCTCTACCAGCTAAGCAGTGCTGCATTACTAAGCAGTACTGCTACGCGGCATTTCTTTAATTAATGTCTTCGCTTTCTCTGCTCAACATTGGATATTCTATGTCTTCTTCTCGGATAAGAAGATTTTCAAAGAGCAGTGTTTTTGTGCTTGGGTCTGTGGCAAAGGGGGATTCTTTAGTGTAATCCCATTTATACGCCCAAACATCCCAAAGTTTTTTCTCTATTTCAACAAGCCCGTCACTCCTTTCTTTGATGGGCACATACTTGCTCTTATAATGCAGATTGAAAAAGCCTTTATTGTATTCGACTTTGTCATAAAGCATCATATAAGTGCCTACGCCTCTGGCTACTCTCCAAAATGCAGCAATAGATTTGCCCATTGGCGTTGCGTATGTTGCATTTATTTCTTTAAATACGATGGCAAGCAGTTCTTGTTTTTGCTCTTCTGATATATACATCTTCATTTCTCTTCTAGCTCCAGAGCATCCATAGCTATCTCGAAGGTCTTAGGGATAGGCGTAGCTCCGCTTTCATAGTTGCGGATAGTCCTATCGGATAGGCCGAAACGATTTGCTAGGTCTGCTTGTGTTAATGTTAGGAAGATGCGCCTTTCTTTTAGTTCATCAGCCGTCATTAGCTTCTACGTCCTTTTCTCTCTCTGCTATGTTTAGGATAGGTTCGGCATCTGCCCAGTGTGGTTCGCTTGCCTCGATAACTTGGCTTACTGCCCACAGGTGAAGCTCATCGCCATGTATGGCTATCAGATGCGCCACTTTCTCTCTGGCTTCTTGCTTGGTGTTTACTAGCTGATAGCAGTCGTGGTAGGTAACGCCGCCTATGCTATCTTTGCGCTGGATTGTATGGTTTACGATTAGCATTTATCTGTCTCCTCATCATATTCATCTAAAGGGATAATCGTTACTTCTGTTTCGCAATCACTGCACCATTGGGCTATGTCATCTGATTGCCATTGTTTCAAACTGTTGGAAAAAAACCGATTTGCGTGCCATTCTTTGCCACCACAATCAGCGCAAACATACTCTGTTGTTTCAAAATCAAACACTATACTTGCTCCACTTCTACGATTTGCCATTCCCGGTGTACTGTCTCGGTTGTTTCTCCGTCTATGCCTACACCAGCTCCCCAGTCTGCGATGTCATGCGCTTTCTTTTCTGCTTCCTCTGGGCTATTTGCTTGCACGTTTAAGACAAGCCCACCCTCTATTGATATTGCCACTCTGTAATCAGGCATTTTCCGTTTCTCCTCTATTATTTGCTCCAAATCTATTTGCCTGTTGCCGGGCTGGATTGCTCCAACCCGGTCAAACAAATCGTTTTGCTTATTCATCTGTGCCGAAAGCATGACGCAAAGCCCAAAAAGAAAAGTGCAGTTTTCGTGCAGTGTCTACGCTAACGTCAAACATATCCGAAAACTCTTGAACAAAATCCGTCAAGGCTTCATTGGTTTGCTTGATAGCTTTCTCCTGTTCTTCTGTTAGATTGGCCGTTGCTTTCTCTGCGTGTTCTTTGCGTTTCTCTGCGTACAGGCTTTGCATGAGCTGCTGCGCTGCTTCGATTTGCTTTTCTAGCTTCTTTGGTCTTCCTCTTTGTGCCATGTTCTTTTCTCCTCTATGGCTGTTGCCGGCATGATTGCCGCTAGGGAAGCCCGGCCTGGGCTGCCCAAGAGGCAGGGGGATTGCTCCCCCATGCCCGGCTTGTTTAATTTCTCAAGGCCGCTAATAGCATGATGAAGCAGCCGCCTAATATCAGCCCCATCTGAACAACAAAGACTGTCTCGTTCATGGGTTCAGCTATGCTTGTTCCGAATATGACTAGGGTAAACCCCAGCCCTGCTAGTATTGTGCTAGATTTTCTCATTTCTCAGCCCTCTCTGCTGTTTCTAAATGGTAGGATATACCGCTTATAAAATGCGTGTTCTAGCCGCTTGTACTTGGTCGGCCTGTTGCCGTTTGTGTACTGGGCAAGCCAGCGTCTGCCGTGCTTGTCTGTCTGGGCATAACGCCCAGCCAGCCATGCGTTCAGGGTCAAGTAATAGTCTGCGGCCTGTTTGAAGTTTTCTATGCGTTGCATCTTATGCCCTCCCGTAAATCTTTTTAATAAGCCACTGAACCCTGACAGTACCGCCTATCTCGTGCCAATAAGTTGCGACGGCGCTTTTATCGTTGTATATCGTGCCGCCTGTGTGCGGTGTTTGGTGAAATGGGACAAGGTCAAAGCCCTGTTCTTTACAAGTATTTTCCAGTTTTTCTAGTTCCATTACTCCGCCCTTTCATCCATTAATTGCCTGTGGTCTATCTCTGCCAGCTCTGCAAATTCTTGCCGGATTGCTGGGGTGAATAGGTGATACCATTTACCATTGCCGCCAAATTCGTGATGGTATTTCTTTGCGGCAGTTTCTGCAAAATAGCCCCATAGTTTAACGGCCTTTTCCGCGTCATATATGCCCTTGTCATATTTGCGCTGTAGGTTTTTCTCTATTGGCTCGCGTTGTTGTGTGTACAGGCGCTCGTCATTGATAGCGTAAAGATAAAGCTCTGTTGCCTCATGCGAGTAATTGTCATAAATGCCCATTGGTTAGCCCTCCAGTCCTACTATTTGCACCCGGCCTGATTTGGTCGTTGCTGTTTCTATCTTAATCGTGCGGCCTTGCCAGCTCATGCAGACGCTATACGCGTCCATGATATTTGGCTTGGTCTTCATCACTGCCCCATCTGTGAAAGTAAATTGAAAGGCTGGGTTTCCCATCCCTGAATTGTTCAGCCGTTTAATGGTTTTGATTGTTTTGCTTTCCATGTTCTTTAACTCCTCTTTAGAACAACATTAACTGCCGCGCATTGGTTGTTATGCCTAGTGGCTTGGCCGGCATTGGCGCGGTATCACTGCCAGCGTTATCTGCATATTTAAACGGTTCTTTAATAACCCGGACGTTTTGAACAAACTTTTTCCGCCCCCAATACTCAGCGATATGTTTCTTGCCCTGCTGGTCTATGACATGGCCATTTAAGACAGTCTGAACGTGCCGCCCGGTCGTTACCATGTAAACGGTATCGCGCTGGGTGTAGTCCCGAACAAAGTTTTTCAGGTTTGTCTTTTCAACAGGTAGGTTATAGAAAGCGATTTGAAGCCGTTCCAGCGCCTTTGTCTGGTCGCTGGTATATGTTCCGCCCTTCCAGCGCTTATTGTAAACTCTGGGGTTCACAGCGCGGAAAGTTTGCCATGCCTTCTCAAAGGATATGCCAGCCGATACTGCAAGCGCGGTAACGCCACAATTCGGGCCCGGTCTCTGGTCGGCTGGGTTTTGGAATAGCTGATTAAGTTTTGACATGATTAAGCCCCCGTAAATGATGAAGGGCGAGCATGGCGCAAGCGATAAGCGCGGCCTGTGCTTTCATCTGTAATGAGAAATTCTGCTGGGTCTAAACGTAAATAGCGGCAAATCTGGATAATGATTTGTTGCGCCTGTTCTTTTGTATGAGCCTTTGCAGTATCGCTTGTTACTGCAAAGCGAGCTGTTGAAAGCTCGGTAATGTCCCGGACAGTGTTTGTTATGATAAGCATGGCCAGCCCTCCTCAAAGCTGTTTATTGTGCCTTGCCTAATTATATGAGGAAAGCATTTCCTATAGTCAAGAGGGGAAAGCAAAAAAAATGCAAAAAAGTTTACAGCATGGCAATAAAGCCTTATCTTGTAAGGGATTGCAGGGCTGTTGCTATTGCTTAGTTTTTCGGGATTGGATGCGCGGTTGAGTATATTTATCAATGCACAGTTTACAGTTCTTCCCGTGCGGCATAGCTATAGCATACTGCCCGGCCGGCAACACGCCAAGCATTATTGTGCAGTGCAACATAGCATTGTGCAGTGCAACATGATGCAGAAGCGCAACAGTGTTGCAGATTTGCCGGCAAAACAAAGGCAGGGGGGGGCTTTCCGCAGACCCGCCACCCCCGAGGCCGCGCGGCCACACTTATGTATGTTAATTGCCCCATAACGAGACACAGACATGACTAAACTCACAAAGCAAAGAACAGACCTAATCCTCGCTGGCCTAGCCGATGGCCATAGCATTGCAGACGTATGCAAGGGCATTGGCATCTCTAGGACGGCTTTCTACAAGCGCATGAAGAACGACCCTGAGTTTGACGGGGCAGTGAAGCAAGCGCAGCAGTACAGTGCTGAGAAAGCTCTGGAAGAACTGGATAAGGTCTTTGACGATGCGTTGCACCGTAGGAAGGACTACGATACTGGGGTGCTGCGTGACTATGCGCATCATGTGCGGTGGAAGGCCAGCAAGATACTGCCGGAGCGTTTCGGAGACCAGAAGAACAGAGCTGGTGTTGAGATAGGCGATGGTACTGTAAAGATACTATGGGAGACTGATTAGCCATTATGGAAAAAAGTAGGTTTATGGCAGATGTGCAAATAAGCACTACGGAGTCTGGTCTTGTGGGGGAACACATAGCGGCGGCTTCGGTGCTTATGAGAGGATGGCGTGTAGCAATGGCGCAACAGGATTGTGTGGATTTGATTGCTTGGCATCCTCAGACAAGTGCGATTTTGCGGATACAGGTAAAGGCTTGTCAGTCCTCCAAGCAGTCTTCTGTCGGCAATAGAAATCGTGTTCGCTTTATGACTGGGCTGGGCGGCAATAAAAGGCTTCCTACTAAAAAGGATTATGACATATTAGCGTGTGTATCATCTGAGCAGAGGACGGTTTTGTTTGTGCCTGTAACGGCTATAGATTGTAAAAAGATAACCAAACATACAGACTTCTTTGAAAATGATGACATAGAAAGAGATAGCTGGGTACACTGCCTGGATATTTTAGGAGTAAATAGTGGAAGTAAAGATACCCTATAAGCCTCGTCCTATTCAGGGCGATATGCACAAAGAGTTGAAGCGTTGGAACGTGCTAGTGATGCACAGACGCTTTGGCAAGACTGTCTGGGCTGTTAATCACATGATAAAACGTGTGCTGACTAATCCGCTACCCCGGCCTAGAGTTGCTTTGATTGCGCCTACCTTTACGCAAGCGAAGCGTATCGCATGGGATTATGTTAAATATTATTCCGGCGTGATACCTGGCGTTACCTTTAACGAGACTGAACTCCGGGCTGACTTCCCGAATGGCGGCAGAATAACCCTCTTATCAGCAGAAAACCCAGATAGCTTGCGTGGTATTTATCTGGATGATTGTTTCTTTGATGAATACGGTATGCAAAATCCGAGGGTATGGGGGGAGGTTGTGCGACCAGCCCTATCCGACAGGCAGGGGTCGGCTACTTTTTTAGGCACACCAGCCGGGCATAATCATTTTTTTGATATGTTAGAGACTGCGAAGAAGGAGATGGCGGAAGGCTCGGAAGACTGGTATTATAAGATTTGTAAAGCCAGCGAGTCTGGCATTGTGAAGCAAGAGGAGCTAGACGCTGCTCGCGCTTCTATGACTGAGGAGCAGTACGAACAAGAGTTTGAGTGTTCCTTTACCGCAGCTATTATAGGTGCGTATTATGCAAAGTTGCTATCTGACGCTGATAATAACGGACGAATTACGCGAGTGCCGTATGACCCAGCTTATCCTGTGCATACTGCATGGGACTTGGGTGTAAACGATAGTACGGCCATTTGGTTCGCACAAACCTTTAGGGGTGGGGCTATAAATGTCATTGATTATTACGAAAGCTCTGGAGTGGGCCTCGACCACTACGCAGACATCTTACGGCAAAAAGAGTACAAATACGGAGACCACCTTGCGCCGCACGATATTGAAGTGCGTGAGTTGGGTTCGGGCAAAAGTAGACTGGAGACCGCATACACGCTAGGGATTAGATTCCGCGTAGTACCTAAAATGAAAGTTGCAGATGGCATAAATGCGGCTAGAATGATGCTACCTAAAGTGTACTTTGACCGCGATAAGTGCGATGTAGGTTTAGAATGTTTGAGACAATATAGGCAAGATTGGGATGATAAACGACAGATTTTTAGAGACCATCCGCGCCATGACTTCACGAGCCATGCAGCGGATGCCTTTCGTTATTTGGCAGTGGGGCTACAAAATAGAGAGATGGCAGTCAAAGCTCCGCAGACAGTTGCAGAGAATGATTACAACCCATTTGCGGTTTAAGTAGAAAAAAACTATAATACAAGCAGTATTTTATTGACAGGAGAAAACCCGATGGGATTTATGAAGCCTAAAGTGCCTACCCCTCCGCCACCTCCTCCGCCTCCACCAGTGGCAGAGCCAGCCGAAATGGAACGCTCTGTAGCTTTGGCGGAAGAAGAAGTAACACGCCAACGCCGTGGTCGCAGAGGCCGTGGCTCTACTATCGTTGCTGGCGGTATGCTTGGCGGCGGCAGCACAACGCCTACTGGTACACCAACCTTATTGGGGTAAATTATGAGCGAACTCACCAAGTCTCTTATTAGCCGCTTTGAGCATATCAAGGGGCGTAGAGATAATTGGGATACGCATTTTCAGGAACTAGCTGATTATATGCTGCCCCGTAAGGCTGATATTGTGCGCAAGCGCAGTAGAGGCGAAAAGCGCATGGAAATGATATTTGACGGCACAGCTTTACAGGCTGTAGACCTCTTATCAGCTTCCCTTCACGGTATGCTAACCAGTGGGGCTACCCCGTGGTTTCATTTAGATATGAAGGATGCCACAGTCGGCAGGGATGATGATGTGCAAGAATGGCTAGAAGATACTAGCCAGCGCATGATACGGGCGTTTAACCATTCAAACTTTGAAACAGAAGTCCATGAAATGTATGTGGACTTGGTTGTGTTTGGCACTGGCTGTATGTTTATTGAAATGGATGAAGGCAATCTTCGTTTCAGTACCCGGCATATATCTGAGTTTTATGTAACTGAGAACCAGTACGGGGTTGTGGATACTGTATTTAGAAAGTATCGCATCCCAGCTCGCCAAGCCGTGCAGCGCTTTGGCATTGAGAATGTTGGTGAATATATTGCGAAGGTGCATGAGAAAAAGCCGGATGATGAGGTAGATATCCTTCATGCGGTGCTGCCTAGAGCCGAGCGTGACACTCGCAAGCGTGACAATAAGAACATGGCTTTTGCTTCATATTATATTGATATGGAGTCCAAGAAGCTGATGTCTGAGTCTGGCTTTGAAGAAATGCCGTATATTGTGCCGCGTTTCTTAAAAGCAACAGGCGAAGTTATGGGTAGAAGTCCTGCAATGGTTGCTCTCCCAGATGTGAAGATGCTGAATCTTATGTCAAAAACAATCATTCAGGCCGCACAGAAGCAGATTGACCCACCTCTCCTCGTTCCCGATGACGGGTTTATTCTGCCTGTGCGTACCCAGCCTGGGGGCTTGAACTTCTATAGAGCTGGCACAAGAGACCAGATTACCCCACTACAAGCCGGGGCTAACATTCCTATTGGTCTAAGCATGGAAGACCAGCGCCGTATGGCTATCCGTTCTGCATTTTATGTAGACCAGTTGCTATCAGGCTCTACGCCTAACATGACAGCGACAGAGGTTATCCAGCGTCAAGAAGAACGTATGCGTGTTATTGGCCCTGTCCTTGGCAGACTGATGAACGAAATGTTGCGTCCGATGATTGACCGGGTTTTTGCGCTAATGTTGCGCCAAGATATGCTGGCGCAGCCTCCTGAGTCTATTCAGGGTACAGATGTTGATATCGAATATGTATCACCATTGGCTCGTGCGCAGAAGTCCAGCTCTCTTAACAGCACCATTAAAGCTCTTGAGGTTCTTATGCCTCTGGCACAATCCCTGCCTGTTAGCGACCACATCGACCCAGACGGGCTTGTGCGTCACATTACAGAGTCGCTTGGTGTGCCTAAGACTACATTGCGTTCCCAGCGTGAAGTAGATGAGACTCGGCAGCAAAGAGCCGCAGCCGAACAGGAAGCTATGGAGCGTCAGGCATTATCGCAAGACGTATCTGATGCAGCTCAAGCTGCGCAAGCCGTGAGAATGGTAGGACAATAATCGTGAAAGAAGTTGAACAGCTCAGAGAGATGTATCGTCAGACCTTTGGTAGTGACAGTGCGTCAAAGGTTTTAAAGGATTTGGAGGCACGTTGTAACTGGCGGTCTTCAAGTTATGTAGCTGGCGATGCCAATGCTACAGCTTTCGAGGAAGGAAAACGTGCTGTTATCCTTCACATCCACAATATGCTACAGGAGTAATTATGTCAGAAGGAAACATCGAACAGGTAGCCCAGCAAGAAGCACCGCTGCAAACGCCAGCGGAAATTGCTTCCGGCGGGTCTGGTAACGATTTTTTACAGATGATACCAGAAGAACTACGTCAAGACCCAAGCCTTACACCTATTAAGGATGTAGAGAACTTAGCCCGGTCTTATGTAAACGCGCAAAGATTGATTGGCGCAGACAAGATACCTATGCCAGTCAACCCAACAGATGAAGATTTAGACCGTATTTATGGCAGACTTGGGCGGCCAGAGTCACCCGAAGGCTACCAGATACAGGCTGACGGCACTGTAATTACAGAGGAAGTTGCTAATAATTTTAGCGATATTGCTCACAAACTTCGCCTTAACCCACAGCAAGCACAAGGTATTCTTGACTATTACCGTTCCAGCATGGAGCAAACTACGTCCCTCATGGCGCAAGAGACCGAGCAGATGAAAGAACAGAGCGAGGCAGCTTTGCGGCAAGAATGGGGCTTGGCCTATGACCAGAAAGTGCAAGCTGCTGCGAAGGTAGCCCAAGAGTTTGCTGGTGAGAGTGTGTTTAATTTGCAACTAGCAGATGGCAGCGCACTAGGAAATAACCCTGAATTTGTTAAAGCATTTGCAAAAATTGCAGAATTTAGGCAAAATGTAACCAGTGAAGATACTGTTGCAGAAATATCACAGACGAATGTGATGACTCCTGCAAACGCCCAAGCAGAGATTGACGCGATTATGAACGACAAGACTCATGCTTACTGGGATAGAAGAAACCCAACAGGCCGTCAGAAAGCGGTTGAACGGGTACAGTTTTTGATGGAGCAGCTTCATGGATGACGAGCTGACTCCAGAAGGAATACGTCTTGAGTGCTTACGGCTCGCTGTTGAGTTTGGTAGTGCAAGAGACTTAAAAGAACCTGACACTCTGGCAGAGAAATACTACCAGTTTGTCATGCAGGGTAGCGGCAAGCTATGTCAATGCCGTCCTGGAGACAATCGGATAGACGATAGCCCTAAGAAGGCTCAAAAGTCTAGGAACGTCCGTAAGGGTAGCGTACCGCAATAAGCACAAATGTAACCATGTAGAAAAGGAGGGACGTTATGTCCTTACAAGTAACTACGGCATTTGTACAACAGTATTCTGCTAACGTGCAGATGCTTTCACAGCAGATGGGTTCTCGTCTGCGTGATGCGGTGCGTGTTGAGAATATGGTTGGCAACAATGCC